TTTACAATTAAGGTACAGGAGTGTCCACCGGGAGGCGGGCACGACACGCGCAGCCGGAGGTCCCCCGGCTGTGTTTTTTATTGGAGGAAACGCATGGCGTTGGGAATGATACTGGGCGTGCTGATCGCAGCAGCGGGAACTTTACTCGGATGGTATCTGCGGGATATCCGGCAGGAAAAGCAGAGGCATGAGAAGATCACGCAGCTGACGGAAGAGGAGAAGCAGACGCAGAAGCGTGTGGAAGAGCTGGCGCGCCAGTGGGATGAGCTGATGAACTATACCGGGAGGCCGAAAGAATAATGCATACCTGCAAGCATCCTTCGGGAGTTTGGAACGAATACACCAGGGCGATCGGTTACAACAACACGATCAACCTGTACAACACCGTGCGGGACAACGAGGATTTCTACATCGGCGACCAGTGGATAGGCGTGAAAGCGCCGGACCTGCCGAAGCCGGTGCTGAACATCCTCAAACCGTCGGTAAACTATTTCATATCGACAATATGCTCGGACGATATCGGAACGCAGCTGAATTCCTTCGGGGATGACGCGGAGAGCGAGAAGCTGATGCGTGTCTTCGCGAAGGACATCGACCGCATCATGGAGGATGACAAGACAAAGAGCAAGTTCCGAGAGGCCGTGCGCGACGCGGCGGTCACCGGAGACGGCATCCTATACTGGTACTGGGACGATAGCATAAAGACGGGAAGCGCTTCCATGGGCGACGTGCGCAGCGATATCATACCGAACATCAACGTGCTGTTCGGGAACCCGTATGAGAAGCAGGTGCAGAAGCAGCCGTACGTGATCGTGGCGCAGCGTCTGCCGGTGCAGTTCGTTCGCGAGGAGGCAGAGGCCAACGGCATAGAGGATTACGATTGCATCGTGCCGGATCAGGACAGCAACCAGGGCGAGCAGGGAGACCTCAACAACCTGGTCACCGTACTCGTCAAGTTTTGGAAAGAGGACGGAACGGTGCGCGCGCTGAAGACGACCAAGACCGTGATGGTACGCGAGGAGTGGGATACGGAGAACAAGCTGTATCCGGTAGCCTGGATGCGCTGGTACAAGAAGCGCTCGAGCTATCACGGGCAGGCAGTTGTGACCGGACTCATACCGAATCAGATCACCGTGAACAAGCTGTTCGCTATGTACATCAAGTCGGTCGAGATGAACGCCTTCCCGAAGATCGTCTACGATATGGACAAGTTCCGCAACGGATGGAGCAACCGCGTGGGCGAGGCCGTGGGCGTGCGGGGCGACGTGGGACAGGCTGCGGTGAACGTGCTGCGCGGTGGCGAGGTATCGTACCAGGTGATGGACGTGATCGAGCGGTGCATCGCCATGACCAAGGATACCATCGGCGCGAACGACGCGGCCCTCGGAAGTCTGAATCCTTCGACGGCGGCGGCCTCCGCGATCATCGCGACACAGCAGGCGAGCGCGGCACCGCTGGAGATGCAGCGGCAGGAGTTCTTCGATTTCGTGGAGCAGTGCGTGCTGATCATCCTCGACTTTATGGCGCACTATTACGGCAGCCGTGAGACGAAGGTGGAGTACGAAGCGGAGAGCGTGATGGACCCGATGACCGGCATGATGAGCGAAGCGCCGAAGAGGGAAGAAAAGGAGCGCATCGACTACAGAAAGATCGCGGACATGGTGCGCAACCTTGAGGTAAGCGTCGGATCCAGCGCGTACTGGAGCGAGCTCGCGCAGATGCAGACGATGGATAACCTGCTGCAGGCGGGCATCATCACCGATACGGTGACCTACCTTGAATCTATACCGGACAAGTGGCTGCCGAACAAGCAGGAGCTGATCGAGAGCGCGAAGAAGCACCTCGAGGAGCAGCAGGCCGCGCAGGGGATGCAGGGTATGCCGGGCATGATGCCGCAGCAGAGCGCGCCGACGGGCAAGGCGGGAGAGCCGGTGCCGGACGCGGGGAATATGTTCAACAGTATGCTTTGATGAGCAGGGAGGCAGAGATGCCTCCTTTTTCATACAAAAAAATGAGCGGCGCGGAAAACCAGCGCACCGCGGAAAGAGGACAACGTGGAAGAGCTCGAGACCAGGGCGATGACACAGGAGACCGCCGAGGAAGAGGATCTCTTTAAGGCGGAGGACTTCGAGACCGATGAAAACGGGGAGCTCCGATATGCAGCGGAGAAGCCCGCAGCGGAACCGGAGCCGTGGAAGCTGCATGTGAAGTACATGGGCGAAGAGAAGGACCTCACACAGGAGGAGGCCGTGACATTCGCACAAAAGGGAATGGACTATGACCCGATCAAGAAGGAGCTGGGTGAGCTGAAGGCCGGAGGCGCGCATGAAGCGCTGAAGCTGGAGAAGCAGCTCGCCGACAGTATGGGGCTGACCGTAGCGGAATACCGCAAGGCAGCACTGGATCAGGTACAGAACGCGCGGCTACAGAAGGAGCTCGCTGCCGTGAACAAGGAGTTCCCGGGGATGCCCGCGGATGCCGCGACGGCACTCGCGCAGGCACGCATAGGCCAGGTGGACGCGAACAGAAAGTCAGCAGCAGAACAACAGGAAGCGGAGACCTGGACGGAACTCGCGGAGGCGTATCCGGAACTGAAGAGCGCGGAGGACATTCCGAGCGATGTGCGGGAAGCGATAGAGCAGGGGAAAGAACCATTGCTCGCCATGCGGGAGCATGAGATCGCGGCGCTGAAGGCGCAGCTCGCACAACAGGCCGCAGACGCAGCGGCAAAAGAACAGAACAACAACAACAAGCAGAAGGCGGCCGGTCCGGTGAAGCCCGGGAGCGGGACGGAGATCGACCCGTTCCTGCAAGGCCTCTTCGGCTGAGAGCGGGCAGCGGCACCCGGATAAGCCGCAGAAAAGGAGAATACTATGGCAGTAAATCTTTGCACCAAATACGGCGATAAACTCGCCGAGCTTTACACGACTCAGTCTTTCATCAAGGGCAAGACCAGCACCCAGTGGCGTTGGGACGGCGCGCGCAACGTTGAGATCCTCAGCATCGTGACGCAGGACCTTCAGGATTACAACAGAACCGGTACCAGCAACCGTTACGGTACGCCCGCCGAGCTGCAGGACAACATGCAGAAGATCGAGATCGCTCAGGACAAGAGCTTCTCGATCGTCATCGACAAGGGCAACAACACCCAGCAGGGTATGCTGAAGCGTGCCGGTGAAGTTCTCCGCGAGGAGATCGGTACGAAAGTCGTACCGGCTATCGACAAGTACGCGCTGAAGATCTTCGCACGCTTCGCCGGCAACGTCGTGGCTGCGAGCGCGGCACTCTCCGCGAGCAACATCGTGAGCTACCTGTGCGCCATCGAAGACAAGATGAGCGACGAACTCGTACCGATGGAAGGCCGTTTCTGCGCGATGGCGAACAGCACCGTATCGCTGTTCCGTCAGGCGCTGACCAACTGCGACACCATCACAGATAAGCTCCTGCTCAAGGGCCTCGCCGGCCGTTTCGGCACGCTGAACATCGTAGGCGTTCCATCCAGCTGGCTGCCGACCGACACCGTAGCGGTCGCATGGCATAAGGACGCGGTCGTCATCCCGGAACAGATCAACGACGCAAAGGTCCATCAGGATCCTCAGGGATTCAGCGGTAACGTACTCGAAGGCCGTTACCTGTTTGACGCAGCCGTCGTCGGCGCGAAGTGCGGCGGCGTTTACGCGCTCGTCAACAGCGGTAAGAAGTGCAGCACCTCTGTCGCTATCAGCACCAATACTGCGACCATCACCGCGGGCAACGCGGACGCTGCCTACTACACCGTAGACGGTACCGACCCGCGCTACAGCAAGACCCGCACCTACTGGACCAGCGGCACGATCACCATCACTGCGGGCACCATCAAGGTCGTCGGCATCAAGACGGACGGCAGCTACGGCTCGAGCGACGTGGCGAGCGCAACACACCAGTAAGATGAAAGAGAACACTGAGATCTACAACAGCATCACAGATACCGAGGAGCTGCACATCGGGGGCGCTCTCGTTATCGACAGCGGTGCGAAGGTAAGCGGTGTTCCGCATCCGCAGTGCGCGAACCAGGCGGTCAGTACGGCGACGAGTGTTGCCACACTGAAGGACGACCTGAACGCACTGCTTTTGAAACTGAAGAACGCGGGCCTGATGAAGGCGGACGCGTAAAGAACAACAAGGGGGAGCTTCGGCTCCCCTTTCGTGCTATACGGAGGATGTTATGGCGGTATATCAAATAGACAAATACGCGGCGATCGCAGCGGACGGAACGCGGACGAGGCGGGCGAACTTCGTACTGCAGTCTACGGACAGCAAGCCGACGGGCGTAGGCGCCGGAAGCAAATGCTTCGAGGGCGATACGAAGAAGGTATACATGTACGACGGAAGCGCATGGAGAGAGGTCACGGCCTCGGTGCTGTTCGACGAGTAGGGTGAACGCGAGGGGATACTATGATAAGAGAAGACGCTAAAGGGAATATCATCGTTGATCCTCGCGCAAGGATCATCAAGAGCGGGGGAAGCGGCGGCGGAGGCGGCGGATCCGTCACATCCGTCAACGGAAAGACGGGCGTAGTCGTACTGGATCATGACGATGTGGGCGCAGCGGCATCGAGCCATAACCATGACAGCAGGTACTACACAGAGACGGAAACGAACACGCTGCTGGCAGGAAAGGCGAACGCTTCGCATACGCATACGAAGAGCCAGGTAACGGATTTCCCGACGGGCGTCTCCGCGTTCACGAACGATGCCGGATACCTGACTTCGCACCAAAGCCTTGCGGCCTACAGGACGAGTTCGGCGCAGGACGCTATCGATGCGGGGAAGGTAAACGAGCCTGCGAGCGAGGGGACGAGCGGGCAGGTGCTGACGACGAACGGCGCGGGCGGGAGAACGTGGACGACTGTAGGCGGAGGAGGAGGCGGGGTAACGATGAACACGCTGTGGACAAATCCGAGCATGACGGCATCGTTTTCTCCGCAAACGATAAACATATCCGGGGATGAATACAACTTATTTTTGGTCGTATATTCTGTAACAAATGTTGCTACACCGACTTTTGTAGCAAACGCGTTCTTTTTGAAGGGACAACAGGTTTGTACTTTGACAGAAAGCAGTAGCTACGATTACAAGAGAACGGCGAAGATTACAGGGGCAACGGCAGTTTTTGAAAATGCGTACAGAAACACGACGGTGAACAATACGTATATGATTCCATACAAAATATACGGAATCAGCGGGATAACGATTTCATAAAGACAGGGAGACCGAAGGGCCTCCTTTTTTCTGTATATAGGGGTGAATGAAGATGAAGAACAAGGGCGGGCGGCCGAGCAAATACGAGGAGCTGAACGTAGCCGAGAAGCTGGACGCGGTGCGCGGATGGGCGAAGATAGGCGGGCTGCAGCAGGTGGCGGACGGGCTTGACGTATCCTTAGGAACGGTGCGGAACTGGAAGGGCAGGTACGAGGAGTTTCGGAACGCGGTTAAGCTGGGGCGCAAAGACGCGAACGGGACGATCAACGCGACGCTGTTTGAGATGAGCACCGGATATGAGCGCGAGGTCACGGAGCCGATGAAGATAAAGAAGAGCGTGACGGACGAGTTCGGGAAGCGGACGGCCGTAGACTCTGTGGAGCTGGTGACATACAAGAAGTATTTTCCGCCGAGCCCGCAGGTGATCATCTTCATGGCGAGGCAGCGGATGCCTGAGCTGTACAAGCAGGAGCCGGTGGCCGAGGAAGAAGACGGCTCGCGCATCACCGTCGTATCAAGCGTGCCGAGGAGCGGGATGGAATGAAGTTTCAACTCGACTACGTGCCGACCGCGAAGCAGAGGATGTATCACGAGAGCCGGGCGGACGAGCTGCTGTACGGCGGAGCAGCGGGCGGGGGAAAGAGCGCTGCGACCGTAGTGGAGGCGGGACTGTTGTGCTTAGAGCATCCGGGAATCAAGGCGTACCTTTTCCGGAGGACGTATCCGGAACTCGAGCAGAGCCTTATCACGGAGGCGTACAAGCGGTGGAGCGGCATCGGGAAGTACGTGGGACGGGAGCACGCGTGGCGTTTCCCGAACGGGAGCGAGATGCTGTTCCGGCACTGCCAGTATGAGAAGGACAGGTTCCTGTACCAAGGCAGCGAGATCCACGCGCTTTTCATAGACGAGCTGACGCACTTCACGTCGCAGATCGTCGAATACCTGCAGACCCGTGTGCGTGCGGAGGAGAGGCTTCACTTTAGGCCGAGAAAGCGGTACACAAGCAACCCGGGCGGCGTGGGGCACGCGTGGGTGAAGGCCAAGTATGTAGACCTCGAGCCGTACAAGGTCGTGCCGATAGAGATACGGAGCGAGACGCTGGGAAAGAGCAAGGTCGTGACAAGGCAGTACATACCGGCACGCGTTGTGGACAATCCTCACATCACGGACGATTACATCTATGAGCTGGAGCAGAAGCCGCCTGCGCTTCGGCGCGCGCTGCTGGAAGGAAGCTGGGACGCTTTCGAGGGACAGGTGTTTCACGAATGGAGGGACGATCCGGACGCGTACCTGAGCGGCATCCGCACGCATGTGATCGAGCCGAGAGAGCTGCCGGCAAGCTGGCCGAGGTACCGGAGCTTCGACTGGGGATACAGTAAACCTTTCAGCGTACTGTGGTGGGCCGTAGATGAGTACGACAGGGCGTGGCTGTATCGGGAATGGTACGGGGCGAGCGCGCCGAACGTGGGACTGAAGATGACGGTCGCCGAGGTGGCGGACGGGATACGGGAACGGGAACAGAACGACGGGGACGTGATGGGATACGCGGATCCTGCGATATGGGAGCAGAGCACCGGCGAGAGCATCCGGGACATGATGGCAGAAAGGGGCGTCTACTGGACGAAGGGAGACAACGCGCGCATAGCCGGGAAGCTGCAGCTGCACAGGCGGCTGGCGTTCGACGAGGACGGACGGCCGGGGATGTACGTGTTTTCCAACTGCCGAGAGTTCATCCGGTGCATACCGGCGCTGTGCTATTCCGAAACGAAGACGGAGGATGTGGATACGGACGCGGAGGACCACTGCTATGACGCGGCGCGGTACTTTCTGATGAGCAGGCCGATGGGCGCAGCGACGATCGCAGCGGAGAGGCGGCTCGACAGATACGAAGAGCAATACAACGACTTTTTGAATTACGGAAATTAAGGAGGGCTTATGAGTTATACGGCAAATCAGATCCTCGGGTGGGGAGCGGCATTGATACAGGAGAAGGTCGGAGAGGACCCGGATAGCTCCTACTTCACTCCGTATTTTTTGACGATCGCGCTGGAAGAGGTGCGCGAGTATGAGAACATGGCGAGGAAGGCCGCGGGCCTTGCGGAGATGGACGAGGCACCGATCATCACGCAGCTGACGGACAGAATCGAGACACCGGACGGGATACCATTCCGGCCGAAGATAACGAGAGTGGCGCTGCCGTACCTGCTCGCATCGCATTTTTTCCGCGACAATAACGACAGCTATCACGAGCAGCTGTTTTACAGCCTGTACCAAAGCACGGTGATGGACGACACGCCTTTCGTAACGACTGAGATAGAGGACTACTACGCATGAGGCAGATATCGGCGGGAACACCGCAGACGATCGACACATATACGAGGGCGTATACACAGTTTCGGGGCGTGGATTTTTCGACGGACAGCACGCAGGTGGATCTCTCGAGGTCGCCTTCCAGCAAGAATATGATATCGGATACGGCGGGCTTCCCGGAGAAGCGGCCGGGGTGGCGGTATCTCTTTAAGCAGGCGGGCGAGGTGCATAACCTGTTCGCGGCGGTATTCGCGGACGGAACGAGCGGACTGTACGCGCATATAGGGACGAAGCTGTACAAATGGACCGAACCGGACGAGGACACGCTGACCGAGGGAACGATGACGGAGATCGCGAACGGACTGGCGGACAGGCGCAGCGTGAGCTTTTCGTTCGATGGGAAGGTGTACATCCTCGACGGGACAAAGTACCGGGTGCTGGCACACGACGAAGAGATAGACGGGTACGTGATGAAGGACGTGACGGACGATGAGCCGTACGTACCGACTGTTCGCATCAGCATCACGGGTGACCAGGTGACACAGATCGGAAACTCGAACGAGTATTTCGGCGGGCACACCTATCAGGAGTATGAGCAGCCGAACATCCTGACACATCAGCGGAAATGCACGATGTGCGGGGACGGAGCCTCGAAGACATTCTTCCTGCCGGAAGAGGATGTGGAGAGTGTGGACGAGGTGACCGTGAACGGGGCGGAGGTGACCGCCTACACGCTGACTGCGAAAGAGGGAAAGATAAAGTTCACGACGGCGCCGGCGATCGACCCGGACGGCGCGGGGCTCGCGAACATCGAAGTGAAATACACGTGCCGGCCGAAGAAGTACGACGAGGTCAATCACGAGGGTGACGGGACGGAGAAGGAATTCGAGACGAAGGCGGGCATCGCGTGCATCAACATGGTAAAGGTGGGAGCGAGTGAAAAGAAGGAAGGTACCGACTATTCGGTCGACACAGAAACGGGTATCGTCACGTTCACAACAGCACCGGCAGACGGAAAGAACGTCTACATCCGGTACGCAGAGTGGGACACCGACAAGGACATCGACAGGATCAACGAATGCACTCTTGTGGAATCCTTCGGATACTATAACGACAACCGCTGGTTCGTTACCGGTGTACAGGGTGAAGAGTACAAAAACATCGACTACATGAGCGGCAGCGGCGACCCGACCTATTTTCCGTACGACGGATATGTGCGGGTGGGCGCGGACACAAGCAGGATCGTCGGGTATCTCAAGCAGTACGACAGCCTGCTCATCGTAAAAGAGGACAACGAGCAGGACGCGCAGGTGTTCATGCGGACGGCGAGCTATGACGATGAGGACGGGGCGATGTTCCCGGTGCAGCAGGGAATCCGCGGCGTGGGCGCAGCGGGAAGGGAGGCATTCGGCGTACTGAGGGATGACCCGATGTTCCTGAGTGACGAGGGCGTGTTCGCCATCACGGGTACGGCCGTCAAGGAACAGCAGACGATGCAGAACAGAAGCTTCTACGTCAACAAGAAGCTGATGGCGGAGGAGCATTTGGAGAACGCATGCGCTGGCGTGAGCAACGGATACTTTTTGCTCGCGGTGAACGGGCACTGCTATGTGGCGGACTCGCGGCAGCAGACGGCAGCCAGCGACACGGGCGCGTACGGATACGAATGGTATTACTGGGAGAACTTCCCGGCGGTGCTGATGTGGAAGATAGACAAGGCACTGTACTTTTCCACAAATACGGAGCGGGCGCATGAGTGGAGGTACGCTGCGGGTACGCAAACCTATGCAGTGCCGAGGGACCTGATGACATGGGAAGGACTTTATAAGAACGGAGAGCTGCAGAGCGTGAACAGCTACAGCATCGACACGGACGCGCATACGATCACACTGGCGAACACGATGACCGCCGGCGACGAGCTGAAGCTCGTTTGGCGGGAGAGGGGCATCTGCCGGATGAATACGGACTACGAGCGAATGGTCAAGTACTCGGACGGCGCGTGGCCGATGATGCCGTACAGCAGGATGAGCGCAGCGGAGAAGACGGCGTACGACGCGCTGACTGACAACAGCAACCGGATGCATTACCGGCGGACGCTGAACCCGGGCGTTGCAATCGAAGCGGTGTGGACAACAAAGGCGGATACGCTGGATACCATCGTCAATTTGAAGAACGTACCGAAGAAGGGCTGCGCGATCATCATCAAGCCGTACACGCGGAGCAGCATAGACATCGGGTACCTGACGAACAGGGAAGGCACGAAGAGCATCAAAGAGGTGCAGGCGGATATATTCGATTTCAATGACGTGGATTTCGAGCGGATCACGTTCAATACCATTGATATGCCGCAGGTGATCGCGCTGAATAGAAAGATAAAAAAGTTCAACATCGTACAGTTCATCATCAAAAGCACGGCGAAGGATGAGGGCTTCGGACTGTACGGAATACAGATCTCTTATACCATCGGGAGGTATGTGAAGTGAGAAACGACCAGCACGTTACGAACGTGATATCGAAGTACAACAAGTGGCTGGACAAGGGGCAGAAGGCTGCCATCAAGAAGAGGGCGGGCGTGCTCTCGATGCAGAACTCCGTGAAGCGTCAGGAGATACAGACGCAGGCGTATCAGGGGCTGAAGCAAACGAACGACTATCTTTCGAGCATGGGCCTTGCGAGCAACCTGACGAAGAAGCCTTCCTCCGGCGTGGATGAGGAAGCGAGGAAGATGCCTGAGTTCCGGCAGCAGCTGCAGGCGCTGAGACCGGGCGAGCAGTACGCGCTGGACAAGTTCGGAAGACAGCAGGCGAACGCGACGATCGCGGCGCAGCAGGCAGCGGCACGGAGACACAGCTCGACAACGGTGTACAAGGTCATCGACCCGAAGACCGGAACGTACCTGAAGGACGAGAACGGGAAGGATTATACCTATACGAACCAAAGCTCGGCGACGGCGGAGCAGATGGCGCTGAACAAAGAGTATGATATGAACCTCGGCGTTCAGGCGGTGCAGCAGCGGATCGCAGCGGAGAAGAAAGCGAACACGCTGCAGGGGCAGGCCGTGAACGGGGTGAACCTGTTCAACAACGCGAAGAACATCACGCTGCCTTCGGAGACCGGGAAGACGGGAAGAACGGTGACGAAGCCGACGCTGGATTCCAACGTGGCGAAGGGGATACAGGCGACCGTGACGCAGGTGACGGACCGGCTGAAGGCAGAGATGGCAAAGACGAAGCTCGGGTATCAGCCTTCGGGACTGGGCACGGCGGACGCGAGAGCGGAGAAGACGCAGGGCATCAAGATAGAGGCGGCGAAGATCCGCGTGAACAGCGTGATCCAGTACGCGGCGGACATCGGCGGGATATCGCAGGAGAGCGCGAACACGTTCATGGACCAGGTGAACCGCGGGACGGCGGACTTCGATACGCTGGCACCGTACCTCTCGGAGCGCATCGGTACGTGCGAACTGAACAACGCGAAGGCGAACGGTGCGCTGATGAACCAGCAGGTCGTGGCGAACATCGGGGACGGCGTGCCGACCAAAGCGCAGGCGGCATTCGTGGCGGCGTACAACAGGGCGGTCGCATCCGATAACATGGACGACTGGACCGAGGTCGGCAAGGCCTACATCGAGTACGCCAAGGAAACGAACGACGCGCAGCTGAACGTCGCGAGGGAAATCTGCAAGGAAGCAATCCGGACAGGTATCCCGGCGAACACGGCGCTTTACGCGATGCAGGCATTCAGAGCGGGCGATACGCAGGGCTTCCTCGATATCCTGAACAGCGGTGTACAGGAGAAGCAGATAGAGAACGTGCGCACCGTAGCCGAGAGCTACCTGGCGGAAGGAACGATGGACGACGAGGCCATGGCAGCGGTGAACGAGCGGCTCGAAGCGGGCGATGTGCAGGGCGCGGTGAACGCGCTGAACGCGGGCGTGCAGGAGACGTTCAACAGGCAGCTGATGTACGCAGTGATGAGCCAGTACGCCGAGGCGACGCAGAACCCTGCGATATACAAGGGTGACGACGCGGTGGCGTGGAATCACTTTGAGACGATGTTCATGCTCGCATCGAGAACGCCTACGACGGAGAACTGGCAGCGGGCGGAAGAGGCGTACGCGGAGCTGGTGACGGCGACCATGAACAGCTACATGGTACCGGCCAAGGCGGACGCGAAGGAAGCGGTGCGGCTGGGACTATCGCAGGAGCGGGCGGACGAGGCCGTACAGCTGTACGCGAACGGAGATACGGAAGGGTATCTCGCGATCCTCGACGAGACCGGATTCGAGGACGAGCCGATCGGATACGTCAACGCGCTGGAGAAAGAAGCCTGGCTGAAGGAGACGGTAGGTATCGACTATCCGACGTATTGGAAGTACAAGGGTAAGAGCGACGAGGACCTGATGACCGTCATGACCGAGCTCGCCAAGGCGGACAAAGAGGGGAACGCAGCGGAGATAACGGAGATAGAGAACGTACTGACCGCGAGGAACATAACCAACTCGACAGAGAAGGTGAAAGCCTACGAGGCGATGGGAATCGAGGAACTGGTTAAGGAAATCGACAAGCTCGAAGCGCAGGCGTTTCCGAATGGGAGCTACGGAACGAAATTCAATGAGAGCGGTACCGTAGCGGAAGCGACCGCGAACAAGCAGGCGCGGGAAGACTGGTGCCTCGCAGGGTACGCGCTGACGAATCTATGGCAAAGGCAGCGCGTGGAGAAGCACGCGGAGTATGTGGAGGATCCTGCGAACAAGCTGCGGATGAAGACAGACTACGACCGCATCGCGACGGAAGCGCTCGCCTCCGGAGGAAAGGTGGACGGCTCCGTACGGTACGAGGACGGAAGATGGTACTGGGAAGCGGACACCGAGAACGCGCGCTCGATGATGGACGACGACATGGCGGAAAACCTGACCATCGGCGGGCGAAACGTCGTGGACAGTACGACCTACGGGGAATACGGATGGAGCAACGCAGCACCGAGCTACTATAACGCGCAGGTCGTAGAGCGGAACGACGGGCAGTGGGTCGTCTATTCGACCGTACTGAACGACGGGACTGTGATGACACCGGAACGGGCACAGGCATACGGGGAACAGCTGAAGAACGGATACGACCCGGACGGAATGACACTGGGCGTGTTCGACCGCGACTATGTGGCGGAGCCGTATGTAAGCTATGCAGAGTATCAGGCGGGCGCGGTGAACGGAAGCGAGCGGCCGGAAAGCTATGAGCTCGAAGAGATAGAGGGATGGGACGCGAAGGCGCTTTCCGTCTATAAGATGATCACGGACCCGAAGATCCTTTGGGCGGGATGGCAGTGGAACAATTCCGACATGGCTGTGATCAAGAAGTTCGCGCGGGAAGAAGCGCAGAAGCAGCTGGATAGGGAAGCATCGGAGACGGGACTGCCCGGAACAACGGTGACCGCGCAGAAGCTGGACGATACAGAAGAGGAAACAGCGACGGAAGCGGAGACCGGAACGGAGGACGTAGCGAAACTATCGAAGATCGCATACGACGCGATCAATGGCGGATGGACGTGGGAAACGAACGGACAGTACGAGAGCGAAGCGCGGTCGATGGGCGGAGACGCTGTAACAACGGCCTATAACTGGTACGTTTACGCAACGGACGACGAGAAGAAGATGCTCGCATACCTGGCATCGACAGACCCGAAGGCAGCGGGAGAATACCTGCATAAGGTGGACACCTACGTAAACGAGCGAGCGATGAACGACCTGCAGGGGCTGGCGCAGAAGGTATCCGGAGCGGAGATCAGGGACGAGAACGGGAACGTCATCTCAAGCGCGAACCACTGGCTGATCCTCGCAAGCAAGGCGAGTACGTTCCTGACGAAACCGCTGGACGCAGCGGGCGGATTATATACACTTTGGTCGACGATCACAGGGGAGGAGATGGACCCGTACAGTGAGTGGTTCATCTCGCAGACATGGAACTCGACCATACGGAACACGCAGTACGAGGCCATACAGGCGAAGTTCGATGAGAAGTACGGAAAG